GGTTGCAAGACCTGCCGCAGTTTTCTGCGGCTGACCTTTCGCAAGAACTTCCGAAACGAGAACTTGCGTAAGTGACGCAAACTCACGAGTGCGACACCCTCCGCGATGCCAGCCGCCAAACCGGAACTCCACGCGATAGCGCAGGCGCTCGGCGTCAACATTCGGACGGTCACGAACTGGCGCAAGCGCGCCGGGTTTCCGAACGGGGGAACACCCGAAGCGGTTCGGGCGTGGGCCGAGGAACAAGGACTCCACCGGATCAGCGACGGCTCGCTCGGCTCGCTCCGGGCGGACCTGCTGCGGCGCGACATCGAGCTCCGCGATCTGAAGATCGCACGCGAACGCGGCGACGTCATTGACCGCGAAGTCGTCGAAGAAATGCTCGGCGTCTTGGCGCAGAAGCTCGACCTGCTGCTGCGTCTCAAGCTCGAGGTCGAACTCGGGCCTCGGGTCGCCGGCAAGTCCGCCGCGGAGGCGAACGTCGAGGGCGGCGCGATCCTCGAGGAGATCCGCGAGGTCGTCGCGGGGAACATCGCGAACTTCCAAGCCGAGGCGCTCGCCGGCACGCGTGATGATGAAGGTCACGCTTAACGCCGAGCAACTGGCGGAGGCGATAGCCGCGGGCGAAGCGCGTCAGGGCAGCGCGGAAGCGAAGCAAAGTCGGCCGGCGTTCGCGGAGGCGTGGCCGGGGCAACTGCTCGACAATCACACGAACGCGGCGTGCGCCGAGATGGCCGTGGCGGTTGCGCTCGGGATCAAGCCTTCGCTCGGAGTCGACGTCTATTCCGTGCCGGATCTGGACGGCACGCGGATCGAGGTCCGCTGGTCGCGGTCGCGAAACCATTGCAAAGTCACGCCGCGAGACGTTGCAAAAGGTCGCCTCGTGATCGGCGTCGTCGGAGATCGCCCGGCGATGGAGATTCTTGGCTGGCTCGAGGCAAGCGACGCGCCGGAGCGCGGGACTCCGTCGAAGGAACCGCCGCCATGCTGGTTCATCCACGAGCTTGCGTGGGAACGGTTCGACACGCTGGACGAGAGGAGATGGAAGCTCGCCGCGCCGAGTGATTCTGACTGTCCGAAAAATAGTTGAAAAAAGTGCTTGATAAACCGGAGCGGTTGGGTTTTGGTCTGTCTCGTTAAGTTAAACCAACAACAAAAAACAACGACCATGACCACGCTCAACATCATCTCCCGCCACTCGAAGCTCTCCGAGGCCGTCACCGCCGCCGGAATCGACCTCTCCTACAATGAGCCGCTCGCTCGCGCCGATCTCGCCAACGATGACCGCGACGCGAAAATCACCGAGACGTTTGTCGTCAGCAACGCGACGACCGGCGAGGTCGAGGTCTGGTTCCGCTACAACTGCGACGTTCAGCTCCTCAACAAGTACAGTCCGTTCCACGCCTGCCTTCGCGACGGAAACTTTTCGCCGGTCGCCGTAAAGGATCACACGATTGAAATCGGCGAGCCGATTCTTCGGCGCACGATGCGGAAGGAAATCGGTCGGCACGGATTCACCGTCGCACTCGTCTGATCCCCTCGGGGCCGGCCTAAAAAACCGGCCCCATTTTTTTTCAAAATACTTCTCGACAAAGCAAAGCGGTTCGGTTTCTCTCTGCACATCGACAGAGCAACCCAACCAAAAAACAACAACGATGAACACGAACGCCAACCACCTCGACAACATCACTCGCAAGCTGACGATGTTCCCCTCCTTCGCCGCGTTGCTCACCGCCGAGGGCAACTACCGCCCGAGCTTCTATCTCACGAAGGGCAAGCTCGGCGAGAACCTCCAGAAGCAGACGCTGGCGATGGCCTACGACGACCACCAGCAGATGCGCGGAGACAGCCGCCGCGCCTATCGCGGCAACTGGTAAAAGCCCGAAACGCCCGAAAGGGCGTCGCGGCGTAATGCGCCGCCTGACGATGGGCGTCAGCAGTTCAACCTCAACAACGACCAACAGCAATGACCACGATCCCCGCAGACCTACTCGAACAGTACGCCGCTTTCCTTCAAATGCACGAGGGACGTTCCTCTGTGATAGCCAAAGCCAACGCCGATCTCCCGCTTCGCTTCGACGATTATGGCCGAGTCGGCCTCGGTTACTGGCAAGACGCTTGGGCCGATGTTTCGTACTACTGGGAGCCGCAGGCCGAGATCAAGCAGGCGCGCCGCTGCTCGGAGCCGACTTACTTTCCGCTTTGCGGCGGCCGACTGGCGCGGCAGATAACGATGATCGGAGACTGAACGCAATGACCCCGCAACTCATCGCCCGCGAAATTGACCCGACGCTCGGCGCTCGGCTCCTCGCCACCGACCAATATTTCCACGAGGTCCGCTGCATCTGGCTCCCGATCCCGCTTCATTGGATCGGCTGCTGGTCGCGTCGAGTTCCTGACCGCGTGCGCGATAATCTCGGGAGAGAGCTTCGATGAACGACGCCCCCAAAAACCCCGCCGCCGTCGCGCTCGGTCGCCTCGGCGGTCGCGTCAAGTCGGACCGCAAGGCAGCGGCTGCGCGGGCCAACGGCAAGCGCGGAGGACGGCCGAAGAAGCAACAAGGAACCTCAACAATTCAAACTTCTCGTGAATGAGCTGGCTTTATTCGCAGGCGCTGGTGGCGGCATACTCGGAGGCAAACTGCTCGGATGGAGAACGGTCTGCGCCGTCGAGTGGAACACCTATGCCGCAAGCGTATTGTGCGCCCGACAGAATGACGGCCTTCTCTCGCCTTTCCCAATTTGGGATGACGTTCAAACCTTCGACGGAAATCCGTGGCGAGGAATTGTTGATGTGGTTTCAGGCGGGTTTCCCTGCCAAGACATCAGCGCAGCCGGAAAGGGCGCAGGAATCGACGGAGAGCGAAGCTCAATGTGGCGACATATGGCACGAATCATTGGCGAGGTACGACCACGCTTCGCGTTCGTGGAAAACTCCCCAATGCTCACTTCTAGAGGACTTGGACAAGTTCTTGGAGACTTGGCCGCGCTGGGGTATGATGCTAAATGGGGTGTGCTGGGGGCTGAACACACCGGAGCAATTCATCGCAGGCACAGAATTTGGATTCTGGCCGACGCCAATGGCTTCAGATTATCATGGGGGGGGTGGAGAAAAGCCAGCGCCCATCTTCAGAACAGCTCAATGAAGTATTTCGCGCACGCAAGGTTTGCTCCGAAAGAATGGAAGACCTCATACATCAATCCTCGATTGCTCGAAGAAATGATGAGTTTCCCGCTCGAGTGGACAGAGTTAAAGCCATTGGAAACGCACAAGTTCCAGATGTGGTTAAGCTCGCGTGGAAAACTTTAGTTGCATGACCGAGGCGGAGAAAGCGCTCGCCAAGTTCGCGCTCCAGAAGCCGGATCGCTCGCCGATCTACGACTGGGCGCGCAAGCACGTCGTGCTTCCCGAGAGCTACGCGACGCCGGGACCGTTCAACGCCCGCCTGACGCCTTGGCTCCTGCCGATCTTCGACGCGCTGCAAGATCCGCTCGTGCGCCGCGTTCACTTCCGCAAGGCCGTGCAGGTCGGCGGCACGCTCGTCGCTGACGTCTGGATTCCGTGGGTCATTGTCAACGATCCCGGACCGATCTCGTGGACGATGCAAACGGAGGACATGGTCGAGCGGCACGCGAAGAGCCGGCTCAATCCGATCCTCGAGCGGTGCAAGCCGGTCGCCTCGATGCTGCCGCGGCCGGGTCCGCAGCGGACGACGACGGAGACTTACTTCGGCGGCTTCTTCCTGACGCTCAATCCGGCGAACCTTTCAACGCAGCAGTCGCAATCCATCCGCTACAAGGTCAACGACGAGATCTGGCTCCCGCGGTGGCAGGAGGTCTACGGTCACGCGACCGCCCGCGTCTCGAAGTTCGAGGAGGTCGGGCGCTCGAAGATCTACAACGTCAGTCAGGCGCCGATCATGGACGCCGAGACGGGGAACGTCGAGGACACGTCCTTCCGCTCCGGCCATGAGGCCGAATGGTCGGTCGAGTGCCCGGCGTGCAAGCGGATTCACCCGGCCGCGTTCGCGATCCGCGACGAGCGCGGCGAGATCGCCGGCGGCGTAGCGTGGGACCGTAAGGCTAGGCGTGATGACGAGACGTGGGACGTGACCCGCGTGATCGAGTCGGTGCATTTCAAGTGTCCGCATTGCCAGCACCAGACCGACGACTCGGACGCGACCCGCGCAGCATGGAAGCGCACCGGCCGCTTCGTCGCGCAGAACGCGAAGGCGCCCGCGGATGTTCGCTCGTATCGGGTCGAGGCGGTAGTCTCGCGGCCGATGCGGCTCCTCGCGGAAGAGTGGGCCGCGGCGCAAAATCACTTTGTCAGAACCGGCGACGAGACGCCGCTGATCGAGTTCCGCACCAAGCGCGAAGCGCGGCCGTGGATCGTGGAGAAGAAGACCGTCTCGATTTTTACGACGAAGTCAGGCTACACGACCGCAACTTACGCCGCCGGCCAAGCGATCCCCGACGAATCGGTCCGCTTCATGGCGATCGACCGCCAACAAGACCATTGGTGGACCGAGATCGGCGCCTTCTCGACGGCGCAAGGTCCGCGCTATCGGCAACTCTGGTTCGGCCGCATCGAGACGCGGGACCAGCTTCGGCAACTTCAACAGCGTTACGCCGTCCCTGACGCCTGCGTCGCGCAGGACCGCGGCTACCGGCCGGCGGATGTCGACCGCGACTGCGCGGAGTTCGGATGGCGCGGGATGCGCGGCTACGGCCGGAAGACTTGGACAATGCGGGACGATGGCTCCGGGCAGATGGTGAACTTCCCATTCTCCGAGCCTCGCGTCTCGGACTACCGCGGCGGCGACGTCTACTATTACGACTGGAGCGGCGACTACTTCAAGGACGTGCTCTCGCTCGCGATTGAGGGGAAGGGAGACCTCAAGTGGGAAATGCCGGAGGACGTCAATCCGCTCTACCTCGAGCACCTCAAGGGCGAGCACAAGGTCGAGGTGAGGTCTGGCGTCTGGCAATGGGTCGAAGTCAAAACCAACGCGCCGAACCACGGCCTTGATACCTCCGCGATGATGCTCTGCATGGCGACCATTGCCGGCTTCATCAAGTACCAGCCCCAAAGTCCCAGCGTGTAAGATTCCGTTTTTACGCCATGCGCTAGGGCATGGCGATGGACAACCCGTTTCTGGGCCTCGACACCGGCACGCTCGCGACTCTCAAGACCGAGACGATCGCGGCGATCCGCGCCTGTCTCCTCAATACAAGCTACAGCCTGAACGGGAAGAGCGTGACCCGCGCCGACCTCGGCCGGCTGAACGCCATGCTCGGTCAGATTCAGGCCGCGATCGACGACGCGGATGGGACGACCGATACGGTCACTTTTGTCAGTTTCAACGGGAACTAACATGGAGCACCCGCCGTTCGATTTCCAGAAGGTCATCCGCAACCGCCCGTGGTTCGAGCGCGCCATCGAGACGGTCGCTCCGGCCTACGCGCTGAAGCGACTCGAAGCTCGCGTCCAGCGTGAGCTCTTCAGCTACAACGCCGCGCTGACCGACCGCATCTACGCGCCGCGCCAGTACGGCCAGCCGAGCGAATCCACGCAGACGGTCCGCGACCGGATCGTGATGATGTGGGAAGCCCGCGACCTCGTCGAAAACTTCCCGCAGGCTCGCGAGATCACGCGCAAGTTCTCGCTCTACCTCACGCCGCAGGAGTTCTCTGCCGGCACCGGGAACAAGGACTACAACGGAATCGTCAACGAATACTTTCACGACTGGTGCAAGCGCGCCGACGTTTCGGGCCGGCACTCGTTCCGCAAGCTCGTGCAGATAGGCTGCGAAGAGCGCCCGGTCGACGGCGACTTCGGCTTTGTCCTGCGGCGCGTGGATAAGGAGCTGAAGATTCAGATCGTGCCGGCGACGCGCATCGGAAATCCGAACGCGCTCGTGGCGGGTCCGGCGAACTATTACCAAGGCGTGACGGTCGATGAGTTCGGGCGCCCGGTCTCGTATCAAGTGTACCGCGTCACGAAGGACGGCGTCTACTTCGACCCGGAGGAGATTCCGGCGT